TTATGACCTTTGCAAACTGCTTTATCACAACCGCCTTTTTCTGCGCAATCTTCACAACCTGCGCAATTGCAATCGGCGCTATCTGCTTTATCCAAAGGTTTTTCTTCTTTGGCTTCTGCAACTTCGGATTCGGCGGCTTCTGGATATGAACCTTCTTCGGTTTCTTCTTCGGCACTTTCGCCATATTGGGCTTTTAGTTCATCATCTGAACAACCCATTTCTTTGCACATGGCTTCTGCTTCTTTATACATCTTATGTGCTTCTTTAAGTCTTTCTAGCAGTTCTTCTTTAGACGGCTTCTCTGAAACCGCTTTAGCATCTTGTTCTACTTCTTGTTCCATATTATCTCCTTTGACGGTTTCAGCATCAATAGTTTCAACCAGTTCCTCAACTTGAACTAAGTTATTTGCATTATCTGATTTCGCAAGCATTAATTTAGCATTTGGATTTGCTGGTCTATCTACTAGCGAAACTTCTACAATTTGTCCATCAATAATGCGACCATTTGCGGCTTTCTCATCACGCACTATACGAGGCGAACGAATGCCAATGCTAAATCCTTTTAGCACACCAGTTTCAACTTTCTTAACGCTAACTGGGTCAACAACAAGTGCAGAAATATAATGACCATCAGAAGTAGAATTTAATTCTTTTGCAACTCCTGCGGCAATATTGCTATGTTGTTCTCTAATATTTCCACCAGTTTTAAACCACTCTGGCATTGCCTTTTCTAACCAAGCGGCATCACAAATTTGTTGGTCAATGTCTAAAGCATCATCAGTTGCCTTACCATAAACTAGCAAAGTTCCATCTTCCAGTTTTTCTTGCTTAATAATTTTTGCAAATGCACTGGTAATATCTTTAATCATTGATTTATCCTTTTTCTTTTCTCGTTCGGCTATTGAGTTAGCCCAAGTTTTGCCTGCATCGCCACCCCAAAGAAGCCAAGCAATATATCCTCTTGATGGGTCAGATGCATTTCCCCAGTTTTCTCCTTTTTTATCTACTTCGTGTCTAGCGAAATAACTTACCATACGATTGATGGTTTCTAACGGTAATGATTTGCCATTTGACAAATCTCTAGCACGAGCAACCCCAACTTCTGTTCCGCCACGACCAAACTCTCTGCGTAATTCTAAACCACGCTTGGCATTATTACGCACAGTTTGTGGTGGTAAAAACCCATCTTCTTTCAAAATCATCTTTTTGCTTTCGGTTTTACGATAACCACCGCCACGCTTTTTATATTCTCTAACTACCCAAGCATTAGCAACGGCAGAGGGATATACATTAAACTTTGCTTTTGCTTCACGCTTTACTCTGTTATACAAATCAGTATCAGACGGTTCAGAATTGCCACCGCCTTGATTGATACTTTCGTAATCTGGCTTGTCTGCCATTTTATGCAGAATATGTAATAACTACTGCGCCAGCAGCAGAAGCGGCGGCTGAAATTGCATAAACAACATCATTTGGGTTTACATAAAATGTTTGTGAAACTGTTGTTGCTATTGTGCGACCAATAGTTGCGCCTGATGTAGTAATAGTTCTATCGCCAATAAAGATTGATGCGCTATGACCGTTATAAATTGTTACTGGTGTTAATGGTCGTGCATCACTATCTACTACAAAAAGAATTGATGCTGTTGTTAAAGTGCTTGCGTTTATATGATTAAATGCCATTTGTTATTCCTCATCTCCGAGTATAAATAATAATGCGTCCTCGCCTATATTGCGAGTATCTACAACATAAGGCGCAATATCACAAACGCAGTTTGGGTGTGCAGGTGGTTCGGTATCTCCACTTGGGAATGTTTCGTCAATACCGATAGGCGAAACATCTGCGTTCTCTTGACATATATCACAAGGGTCAGCAACAAGCCATTGCACTAACTCTACACCACTTTCTTCGTAAAGTTGCCGAGATGCCGCAGTAACCGCACGGCTCATTTCGGTTTGTGTAATAGTTAATGCTCTTTCTGGGTCGTCAATAATATCTTCAATATCTACATCTCTAGGGGTTAAACCGTTTTGAAGTGCATAAGCGAGCGCAGTTCCTAAACGGTCAATACTGGTTCTATTTAAACCTTGTATAACAATTCCACGATTATCTAACAATGTGCTTAAACCTCTAGGCGGTCTAACTATTGCGGCGGCGGCTCTATTACCAGCCTTCCAGTTATCCCAGTTAATACCTATGGCTCTTTGTAATTGTTGTTTAGTAGGTGCTTTATTAATCTTTGCTTTGGCTAACGCACCCATGCCAATATCATCACCTAATACCCACGCTTCTGAATAAATAACACGAAATGCAGACATTAACGCTTCGCTATTAGGGCGTATATGTGTTCTTGCCCAACTGCGTGCTTCTTCTGTGGTAATAGTGTCGGTAAAACCCATAGCCATAAAGTCATTTATAACGGCATCTATATCAATAGATTGTTTAATACCATCACGAATTAATTTAGCCCGTCTAGCCGCTAAACGGATTTTGGCTCCGTTTCTTTTCTTCCATACGCCTCTCATGGCGTGCCTACGCTAAATATCGTTCGGCATACCAGCGTGCGCTATCGTAATCCTTTTCACCCACGAATTTGTTTAGCACTTCTGCATAAACTACTGGGACATCTTTAAAGTTAAATGGTCTTGTTGGTGATTTCTTTACAAATCGTAAGAATTGTTTTAACTCAGATTGTGCCTTTAACCCTTCATCGGGTTGTTCAATTTCGGGCGTGTCGTTAGGCGCATCAATGCTTGGTTCGTTAGGCGTAATGCCGTTTTCGCCCAAACCGTTAATAGCACTATCAAATGGTTTAACTCCATTTTCTGTAATAAAATAAGCACCCATTCCAGTTACAATAATAGGCATATCTGCTTCTGGTGCTTCTACTAATGGCATACCTGACCGTGAGCGTAATTCGTTAATAGTTATGCCGCCTGATTTAAGTTCAATATCTCTAGTGCGTGCAACGCTTTCTAAATCTTGACGACCACTTTCCATAAACTTAAATTCAAGTTCTCTAGGCATACCCAAAAATGTATAAGATAAATTACTAATCATTTTGGCTACCCATACGGCAGTAGGCATACCGCCTAACACATCTGAACTTTGTGCTTCTCCTGATTGAAAACCTGCGCCACCCAATCCGCCTTTAGGACTAAATCCAATTTCAGTTGGCATTACACCGTAGTGTCCGCAAATACTATTAACCAAATAATCATCAAGAGTATCTTTGAAACGCTCGCCATAACCATCAAATTGAATTGGTGTCATACCTGCTGGTAATAAACGAACACGCTTGCGTTGTTCTGTTTGACCTGATAAATCGCTATTGAAAATGTTTTCGTAAGCCTTTAACAAATCTGGATTATTACCAAAGTTTGCGTCAGTTGCCATTAAGAGTTCGGGTGTAACTCCGTCGGTGTATTCAGCCCGTAACCATTGTTGTCTGCGGAGATAAATGTCAGCAAGGGCAAGAGCCCGTTCAGTTGGTGAATATCCATAAACCGTAGTCGTTCTACGATTGCGCACCAAATAGGCAAGTTCGTCAGAGGTAAATTCTCCATCTGCATTTTCTCCTTCTGAGGGTGCGGCAAACTCACTACGAGGAAAGCCATACAAAATTTGCTGAAAGGCTGGGTTCGGTGGTGTTGGGCGCATACCTCTATCATCAATTAATGGTTTAATAGTTGAACCATCAAGAATTTGTAGTCCGTATAAATCTCCACCAACAGATGGTTGCGGCCATACTGCCCAAGCATCTAGCACTAATATTTCTTCTAGTGCAATATTTAACCAATCATAAAATAATAATCCATTAGCCTTGTCTGGTTGTTCCCAAAATTGGCGTAATCTATCAATCTCTGGAATAAATCTTTCTCTAGCAATAGTCATAGCACGAACTTGTGTGCCACCAATTTCACTAATAATCTTTTCAGCACTATCTTCTGCAAGAACAATATCCCAGTTAAGTCCTAGAATTTTTGCCTTACTTACTTCAATACATCTACGCAAGATATCAATCTGGTCTGCGGCTGCTCTTAATGTTTTAAATGGGACTAATCTTGTTTCGGTAATATTAATATTTTGTGCAACTTGATATTCATATCTGCGTGGGTCGGGTCTGCCACTTTCAGGATTAGGTGGATTAATAGCACCAGGAATAATTGGCATGCCCGGACTAAATGGCACAGTTGGTGTAATTGGATTACGAGGCAACGCAACAGATTGTCCGTAAGTCGTATTGGCACTTTGCTGATTACGCATTTGTGCCTCTGTTAGTGCAACTGCACCAACAGGTAAATTAGGAGCCTTCTGTAATTCGTTGGCTACTCTTAAAGCGATACGGTCAATTAGACCCACTTGTATCTCCTTCTTTTAGCCGTGGACAACTACACGATATTGATTTGAAGTTGGTGCTACTGAGAATAACAGAGTAATTGCAGAGGTGCTTGTATGTTGAACATCGCAAAGAACTTCGGCAAATGGCGCTGAGTTATCATAAACTGCAACTGTCACATCTTTAGTGCTTAGATTATGCGTTACAGTATAAGAAGTTGCTGAACCATCGCCAACGCTTACGGCATATTTGCGAACTGCAATAGTAGTATCTAGTAAGAAACCTGTTGCTCCTACTGATAAACCACCACTTGCTGCAACTACACCAGTAAAGTTAGAACCAGTTAGCAATACACCATCTGAGGCGGTATAAGTTCCAGCGCCAGAGAATTGCGCCCAAACAATATTAGTAGAACCTAAAGTTACAGAATTGTTAGTGCAAACCCAACCCGTATCAGCATTTACAGTTCCTTGTTCTACGAATACATATGCACTAGGAAATTCTGAACCTGCGTCCATATCGGTAGAACGAGTTGGCGCACCTGACGCATTAACAGTATAAATACCATTAACTGTTTGGTCTGTTTGGTTCTTAATAAGAATACGGTCAGAAGTTGTTAATGTAACGCCATCTACTACTTGACCATTAGCAAAGGCAGTAGCAAGTGTGCCGTTAGTTGTTGTTGCGGCTACTACTGATGCTTTGGTATCTAAACCTTGCGCAACGCTATCTACATAACTTTTATTAGCGGCATCTGTGCTTGCGGTTGGTGTTCCTAATGAAGTTAATTTAAAACCAGCCATTGATAAATCAGAAGCAGGAGTAAATGCGTGTGTATGGTCCTCTTTAGATGGAGTAGATGCTGAACCAGCATTTCCAGTTATTCCACTTACTGCATTTGGTGTAGATGTTCCTAATGCTGGTGTTCCGTGTGTATGGTCAGCACGAGCGTATGTAGTTGCACTTCCATTACCACTACTTGCGCCGTAAGAAGTTTGCGCAGTTACAGAACCAAACGCATTTGTTTGTGTCCATGAAGAACCATCTGAATAATAAAATAAATAAGTATCTGTTGCGTAGTAGATTGTTCCTGCATCTACTGAGTTTGCGGCTGGTCGTGCTGCAAGTAATCCTGATTGAACGGCATTACCAGCAACTTCCCAACGAGTTCCATTGTAAATATAAAGTTGATTATCAACTGTGTTGTAATAAATTTGTCCAGCAGAAGGAGTGGCTGGCGCAGTTGCAAGATTTTGTATAACTGCATTTTGTAATTCGTTCTTGCTTAAATCAATACTAACTAAAAATTTACGAGCCATTTATTTCTCCTATACTACATATGCGATGCCTGTGAAAGCACCAGTGAATGTTATCACCATTTGGTTGACGGTTGGGTAAGTTATTGAACCTTCGCATTGTGTCCCAGCACTATCTAATACTACCGCAACTGGGTTAAAACCTAAATTATGGTTTATTGTCCAAGTCGCACTAGATGATGATTGAGTGTGAGTATATGCAACATTGCCCGGTGTAAAGGCTCCTGCTGGACCTTGCGGACCAGATGCAGATACGGTAATCGTTGGGATTACTGGTTGAACTATTATTATTTCATCAGCCATTATCGTGTTACCTCTGGCGTTACAACTGCTTGACCTTGCACTAATCTAGTAACAACGCCTGCTGGTGAAGTAATTTCTAAATCGTAGTAATAAGTGCCTTCATCAATGGCACGAGTTTGTGTAGCAGTAGCACTAATAGCAACTAATCCAGTTGCGCCAGTAATGGTAATTCCTGACCCAGTTGATAAAGATAATACTGCGGTTGCGCTTTCAGGCAAACTGCGTATTTGTAATGCCGCCGTATAACTTGTTAGATTAACTGGTGTGGCATTTGGATTGTCATATTCAACATTCAAATCCCAATTAGCACCTTGGTCAATAGTTACATTGTAAGAAACAGCCACTTATACTCCTAAACTTGTTCCACAATTATTACAGATTGTTGCATTCTTATGCGTAGGCATACTACATGATGAACATAATTGTGCCATAGCCGCAAGTGCAATCATACTAGAACCACCGCTATTTAATTCGGTTAATGCCCATACTAGCGCATCTAATCGGTCAGGGCTTTCATTACTTAGTGGTGTCCATTCACACATTTGCACTTCTAAGTCAGCAAAGTATCCCACATGATGCACTCTGCCTTGTTCATATAAACTACTTATAGGTTCGGCTCTTAATTGTTTACCTCTAGTGGCAGTTACCTTCTTAGTAGGCACGCTGGCATCTACTTGCTTTAATAACATAATAACCATATCGCCACCGTTATTTGTTTCAGCAATAATCTTATCTGCCTTATATTCGTGATAAAGCATTACTGCTTGTCTTGCCCAAGCATCAGGTGAAGCACGCAAAGATTTATCGCTAAGTATGTAATAGTCGCCGTTATTACCAATTCCAGCCGCAACTATGCCAGTTTCATCGCTAGTAGCCGCACTTGTAACGGCAGGGTCAATAGCAACTACAACTCTAACTAGAGGTGGCGCAGTATCTACTCTAGCGGTTTCAATCATTTCTCTAGTCCATAATGCGCCTTCTACATTATCCAGTATCTCCCCATAAAGTTCTTGTCTGCCGAGCCGTGTGTTTTCATAACGCAGTTTAAGTTCCGTTAATGCGCTTGCGGCTAGATTTTTAGCGTTATCAAAAGTAGAACCACGCTGAACTCGCACACCATCTCTAGTTATTAAATCTTTAATCAATTTTGTCGGGCGTGGCGTAGTTGTAACAATAGTTTGTGGAAACTCACCTAATCGCAGACCAAACTGATACTGGTCCCATGCATCTGGGTATTTAAATGCCGCTAACTCATCAAACCAACCGCCATGAAACTGTGGTCCTCTAAATCGGTCTGGTTCTTCTCCACTAAACAATTTAATGCGTGAACCGTTAGTCAAAAAGATTTCACCTATGGAACGGTTATAGTCCTTTAAAGTGCCATATTCTCGCAATACTCTAACGATACCGCTTTCACCTTCTGCGCAAGTATCTCTAACATCTCCATAAGTAGGTGCGGCAATAGCCCATCTTGTCTTTGGATTACTAGATGCCTGATACGCCAACCATTCTGCGGCAGTGCGTGTTTTACCTGCGCCACGCCCAGCAAGATATAACCAAGTTGTCCAACTCTTATCGCTAGTTGGTAATTGTTCCACTCTCGCTAATTGGTGCGTCCAACGCACTCGTCTGCTGGCTATCAAGGATAGCGACAAGTCGCTTGACCTCGGAGTCAATTGCATCATGCTCATAAACATTTACCTCTATCTGTGCCTTCGTTGGCATATCCAAACCGAGTAGTCTGGCACGCCTTTCCATAATCTTCATTAACGCTATAACACTTGGAACTTCTCCTGCTATAACATTTGTCCATATTGCCGCCTGAGCAATATCTAATCTATCCATTTCAACTTTACGAGTTTCAATTACATCAGCATAAACAATACGATTACACGCAGTTACATATGCTTTATGCGCCCCACTAGCACTTGCATAACCTAAACGGTCAGCAATCATGTCAAAGGTTAATCCGCCTCGCCTTAGTTCTAACACTTTGGCTTCTTTTTCTAAAGTGGTGGGATTTAGTTTGCTTTTCTTTGGCATTAGATAGACACCCAACCTAAATATCTTGCATCAGGATTATCTTTTAACCATTGCTCACGCAAAGCATTTTGGTATTGCCAATCAATATCGTTGGACATTTACACTCCCATCATTCACTACATATCGTAGCATTAATTAACAGGTCGTGGGCATAACACTTTAGCAATATCTTCATTAGGTTCTCCTGCGTATCTAAACCCAGTAGTTATACGGCTACGAGAAAGTCCTAATCTGCCAGTTATAGAAGATGTTTTACCTCTTTGCGCCACTCTTGACGGTTCTCTTATCATCTCCCACTCTTTACTCTTATTCAACGCCCTGACCCGTGCTGGGTGAGATGTAGTCGTATATGTAGAGAGCCCTTGGGCTTTTAGTCCAGCGCAAACGGCGTTCACAAACTTTCCGCCTATCCCTATTCCCTGATAGTCAGGCAGAACAACAGTTCTACTAATACGCCTAGCATTTTTCACATTGGCGTTAATTAACGGAAGTA